AGCCGAAGAACGTCGCAAGATGTGGAAGGATGAGTGGACACAAAGCGCACTGCCAAACGTACCTGAAATGAAGGGTTGGCACCTTTGCTGGTTGTCAACTACTAACAGCTACGACAGCATAGACAAACGCATTCGACTCGGCTACACACCTGTAAAATCAGAAGAAATACCTGGGTTCGAGAACTGGCGAGTCAAAGCTGGCGAACACACTGGCTATATCGCATGTAATGAAATGCTTTTATTTAAGATCCCTAATGACACTTATCAAGACATTATGGCTCACTTTCATCACGATATGCCGCTTGAAGAATCTAACAAGATTAAAGTTCAAGCAGAGAGTGTGCTAGAAGCTAACCGTGATTCAAACGGTAAGACTCTAGGCAAAATTGAGGGTGATGGTTTGGCTAACATTGATAAACCAATGCCTGCTCCCATTTTTGAGGGGTAAGGTACTTTATAATTTTTTATAGGAGTTAGCTATGTCAGCATCATTAGCTGCTTTCGGTTTACGCCCTGCGTTTCATCCTTCAGGATTAGATCGCGCACAGGCGTTAGCTGGCGGCATCACATCAGGCTACAGCTCAAATATTCTTAAAGGTCAAGCCGTTAAGTATATTGCAGGCTCTGGCGTAATTCAGCCTGTTACAAGTACAGAAGCTTTCTCTGGCGCTTTCGCTGGAGTTGAGTGGACAGACACAACAGGTCGCAGACGAGTAAGTAATTACTGGCCTGCAAACACAGCATACACAACTGGATCTTGTGTTGCATATTTTTACAACGATCCAAACATTGTTTATGAAATTCAATCAGACGGCTCCATCAGCCAATCAGCTGTTGGTGAGTGCGCAAACCTCTCTAACTTAGCAGCAGGTTCAAGCACAACTGGTCTTTCACAATCAACTGTTTCTGCAACAATTCAAGCAACTGGCGTTCAAGGCCAAGTGCGTATTGTTGACTTGGCACCTATCCCAGGCAATGCTTGGGGGGATTCTTACACAATCGTTAGAGTTACGGTAGCGAATACACAATTCGTTTATCCTAACCCTGGCATTTAATTAGGAGGTATAAAACATGGCAGCTCCAATGCGTAGTACGGACTTCCGAAGTATCGTTGAACCAATCCTTAATGAATGCTTCGATGGCGTATATGATCAACGTACCGATGAATGGTCACGCGTTTTCCGTGAACAAGACGGTATTCCAAGAAACTATCACGAAGAACCAGTTCTTTACGGTTTCGGCACAGCACCACAGTTACCTGATGGCACACCAGTGTCTTATCAACAAGGTGGTGTTCTCTTCTTACAACGTTATGTTTACCAAGTTTACGGACTTGCGTTTGCATTAACGAAAGTTCTTGTAGAAGATGGTGACCATATCCGTATCGGACAAGTTTATGCAAGACACTTAGCACAATCTTTAATTGAAACTAAAGAAACACTTTGCGCTAACATTCTTAACAATGCATTTAACTCTTCATACACAGGTGGCGACGGCGTTCAATTGAACTCTACAGCTCACCCAATCGTTAACGGCACTGTAAGTAACTTACTTTCAACTGCTGCTAACCTTTCACAAACATCACTTGAACAAATGTTAATTCAAATCCGTCAAGCTGTTGACAACAACGGTAAGAAGATTCGTTTAGTACCAAGACAACTTGTTGTTGCTCCTGGTAACATTTTCCAAGCTGAAGTATTGTTAAAATCTGTTTTAAGAACAGGTACTGCTAACAACGACGTAAACCCAATTAAATCAATTGGTTTATTAGATGAAGGCGCTGCTGTTCTTTCACGTTTAACATCTTCAACAGCATGGTGGGTTCAAACAGATGCTCCAGAAGGTATGAAGCTCTTAATGCGTCGTAAGTTAGAAAAAACTATGGAAGGTGACTTTGAAACAGATTCAATGCGTTACAAAGCTACTGAGCGTTATATTCCAGGTTGGACTGACTGGCGTGCAATGTTTGGTACTCCAGGCGTTTAAGTAACACAATCAGAGTGGGGAGGAAACTCCCCTCTCATTTTTATTAACATTATGTCAAGCTTTTCAAGGAGAAGACACAATGCCACAATTTAGTGACGATCTGTTTTTAGGTTCAGCAAAAACCTTTATGGGCATCGCTAAACAGGATTCAACTTCTGTTTTCACAGGCTCAATTGCAACAACAACATTAACTGTTACAGCTATGTTATCTGGCGATCCATTGGTCGTTGGTCAATATATTACTGGTGCTAACGTTTCAGCAGGTACTTACATTACTGCATTCGTTTCAGGCACAGGTGGTACTGGTACATACACTGTTAACACTTCACAAACTGCTGCTAGCGCAACTGTTTACGCTAACGGTAATGCTTTATTAGGTGATCCAGCTCCAATGGACTTAGGTATTGGCCCATTAGGTCGTATCTATATATGGGACACAATCCCTGTTACTAAAGCTAATAACAACGTATCAGCTGCTGCTACATATTCAGCTGCAGGTTCTGCAACACTTGCTGCAGGTACAGGCACTTCATCTGTAACACGTACAGACGGCACAACAGTAATTCAATTAGACGTACCACGTGGTCTTTCAATCACAATTGGTACAGGTACAATTACAAACCGTAACGTAACTATTTCAGGTTATGACTATTATGGCCAAGCAATGACTGAAATCATCGCAACAGGCACTACACAATCTACAACTATCAACGGTAAAAAAGCTTTCTACCAAGTTTCTGGTGCAACAGTATCAGGCGCAGTAGGCGGTACAGTTGCTATTGGTACATCAGACGTTTTAGGTTGCCCTGTTCGTTTCATTGACAGAGGTTATCTTGATAGCGTGGGTTGGAATAACGTTCTTGCTGAAGATGTTGCTACTACAGTAGTTGCTGATTTAACAAACCCAGCTACATCATCAACTGGTGACGTACGCGGCACAATCACTCCATCAAGCTCACCTGATGGCACTAAACGTTTAGTTGTTGGTATTTACTTACCAGCTATCGCTGTAGGCCCAAATGCAACACGACTTGGCGCTCTTGGCGTAGACCAAGCTTAAGGAGAAATATAAATGGCTCAATTTAAACCAATGATTAAAATGGAAACTACTGAACCTTCAGTAGAACTCAAGCTTAAAAAAGGTGGTCATGCTAAACATCACATGAAAAAAGGTGGTAAAGCTGAACACGGTCACAAACATATGAAACACATGATGGACGGTGGCGTTCTTGGCGCTTTAGCTGGACAACCAGCTTTAGTTAAAGCACGCAGACCTGCACTTGCAGCTATTGCTAGACCAGCTGCTCCTTCAATGGCTGCTCGTCGCGCTGCGATGATGGCTAAAAAAGGTGGCGCTGCTAAGCATAAAGCTAAAGGCGGTAAAATCGAGCATCTAGAAGAAGAACTTAAACACCATGAACACATGAAAGCTGGTAAAGCTCATCATGGCCTTAAAAAAGGTGGTAAGGCTTGCTACGCAGTTGGTGGCACAGTATCTGATTCAGTAGCTAGAAAATATGCAGAAACATTAATGCATACAGATGAGCATATGGATACAGTTAAAGGCCCTACTGGCGGTGTTAAAGAAGGTAATGGTGGTGGCTACAAAAAAGGCGGCAAAGTACATCATAAGGCAACTGGTGGTGTTATGGAGTCTAATGCTGGTGGCTACAAAAAAGGCGGTAAGGTAAAACATCACGCTAAAGGTGGTTCTGCTTCAGGCGAAGAGATTGATCGTTTTGAAGCAAGAAGTGCTATTGAGCATGATGAAGGTCCGTATGAAGAAACTGAAATGCATACTGCCAAAAAAGATAAAGCTCATGGAACTGGCGATGTAAAAGAAGGTAACGCTGGTGGTTACAAACATGGCGGTAAGGCTCACCACATGAAAAAAGGTGGTGCATCAAAAAAAGCCTACGCCACGGGGGGAAGTGTTAATAACGCTGGTCGCGCCGTGGCATTAGTACCAAGAGGTGTTGGAGCTAAAAAAGCACCTCCTGTTGCAATAACAGCGCTATCTGGAACCTATAAAAAAGGTGGCAAGGTAGCTTCTGGTAACCGTAAGTTAGAATCAGTTTATGATAGCGAAAATGCTCCAGATGTTCGTGAATCTAAAGCTGATACGCGTTTGAAATATGACCAAGATACATATCAAGGTCAAAACATTCCAAAGGCACCAACTTACAAAAAACGTGGCGGTAAATGCTAACAACAAATTGGTAGGGGGAGAAATTCCCCCTCCATTTTTTTAAGGATTAAATATGAGTAACGCAATAGTTTCATCAATTACAAGACAGGGTGCTTACGAGCCATTTGACTTACAAGTTGCTCGCAATCAAATTCTTGGCCATACTACTGTAAGTATTTTTGGTTATCAACCATCATTAACTACTACTTCAATTCCAATTTGGGAAAATGCTTCTACATATACATATATTACATCGGCATCAACATTATCATTAGTAAGTACATCTGCATCAGATGATACATCTGCAAAAATTTTAATTAGCGGTTTAGATTCAAACTTTAACCCTATTTCTGAAACATTAGCAATGAATGGTACTGGTGCTGTAACTACAGTTAATAGTTATTTTAGAGTTAATAGTTTATTAATGACTTCACCTGGAACTGGACAAAATACTAATGTAGGCACTATTACATTAAAACAATCATCAAACGTAGTTGCGCAAATTAACGTAGGGATTGGTAAATCACAAAGCACTATTTTTACAGTGCCAGCAGGTTATACATTTTATTTAGATTTGGCAGAAGTAAATACATCAAATAGCTATACAGGTTCAACAATCGTTACATATAAAGTTCAAGCAATTAATAATGTAACTGGCGTTAAATTAACTGTATTACAACAGCCATTTGTATCTATTTATACAGCAACTAGATCTCAAGATCCATTTGCTTATTCTGAAAAAACAGATATTCAATGGCAATTAGTAACTAATACTGGAACGATTGCAGCTGGTGTAATTGTGACTGGTAAGCTAATTCAAAATAACAATACAACAACTGGTTCAGGTAGTTAATTATGCCAAGCGTAAGCAAAAAACAACATAACTTAATGGAAGCTGTGGCTCATAGTTCTTCTTTTGCTAAAAAAGTAGGTATACCACAACATGTTGGAAAAGATTTTGCTGAAGCAGACAAAGGTAAAAAGTTTGCTAAAGGTGGTTTATATGCAAATATTCATGCTAAACAAGAGCGTATAGCTCATGGTAGTCACGAACATATGCGTAAGCCTGGATCAAAAGGCGCACCAACTGCTGAAGCATTTAAAAAGTCAGCATTAACTGCAAAACCAATGAAAGAAGGTGGCCCATCTCTAGCGGTAGGACGCGGTGAGAAGTTACCTACAAAACAAGGCGCAGGGCTAACAGCAAAAGGCCGTGCTAAATATAATCGAGAAACAGGTAGTCACTTAAAGGCACCACAACCTCAAGGAGGTTCACGTAAGAATAGCTTTTGTGCGCGTATGTCAGGTGTTGTAAAACACTCATCAGGCGACGCTCCTAGAGCAAAAGCTTCCTTAAGACGTTGGAAATGCCCAGGGTGGTAAAAGGACAATATGGCTTACTCTGGTACCGTTGGAACAACTGTAATAAGTGTTCAACAATTAATAGATCATGGAGCAAGACGATGCGGTAAACTTGCTGAAGAACTTACTTCAGAGCAAGTATTATCTGCAAAAGAATCTCTTTACTTTTTTTTATCAAGTCTTATTAACATTGGCATTCAATATTGGGCCATTAATAAGACCGTAATAGGCTGTATAGCTGATAATTATATCTATCCCTTACCTTTGGGTTCAGTTGATGTTTTAAATGCGTTATATCGCACTATAAACCGTCCTAGCGGTGGTTATACATCGTCTACTAGCTCATCTTTTGGAAACCTTGCTAACGTTTATGATGGAAATACATCAACTTATTACGTTCAAGCCAATCCAAACGGCAATATTCAAGTTAACTATGGCACTAATAACAATGTCTATATTGCTTCCATAGGTATTATGCCTTACGTTGCTGGCGGTGGTAGCGCATCATGGACTTATGTATTTGAATACTCTATAGATGGAACTAACTGGCTTACATTAAATGGCCCAACAACAGCCACAGTAACAGATGGCCAATGGATTTGGACAGATATTAATCCTGGTCAAAACGTTCAATACTACAGAATTAGTGCTGAAAATGGCACAACGTTATCTTTAAGAGAACTATTCTTTGGTAACAATACATTAGAAGTTATGATGTCACGATTAAATCGCGATGACTATACAAACTTACCTAATAAAAACTTTGCAGCAAATCAGCCGTATCAATTTTGGGTAGACAGAAATGTTCCTCAACCTAATATTTATATTTGGCCTACACCGTCTAATTCTTTTGTTCAAGTTACTTGCTGGTATTCACGTCAAATTATGGACGTAGGTGCATTAAATGGCCAGTTAGAAATTCCACAACGTTGGTATGAAGCAGTTGTCAATAACTTGGCACATAAAATGTCTATGGAACTTCCACAAGTTGACATTAACCGAATACAATACTTAGAAACTCAAGCTGCTAAATCATTAAACGAAGCAGAACAAGAAGAAAGAGATAAATCACCAATTTATTGGGCGCCAAATATTAGCGTTTACACAAGATAATGCCAATATTTATAGATACACTAGGCTATTCAACGATTGCGATAGCTGTATGCGATAGATGCAAGATGAAAAGACCACTTGCAACATTATCATCTGATCCTAACTTTCCAGGCTTAAGAGTCTGCGATCAAGGATGTAAAGATCAGTATGATCCATATCGTTTAGCAGCAAGAAAAACTGAAAGAATTAACCTAAGATTTCCGCGTGTAGATACAAATATTGCTGTAGTACCTGACGCAATAATTACTGGCGGAATTACAAGTGTATTTGAGCTTTCACCAGAGCAAAATACACAAACACCTGAAAACAACGGAAACTTGGATACTTTGGCACCATCACCAAACCCAAGTCCAGATAATACGAACTAAGGACTATTAATGGCTAATGTACAGATAACCCAATTACCACAGGCTGGAGCAATTACAGGAACTGAAGCCGTACCTATAGTGCAGAATGGCGTAACAGTTCAAACAACAACTGGCAACATAGCAGGATCACCTACACAAACTGCTTCATTCTTAGAAGTTAGTTTATCAGGCACTACACCTAATGCACGTTATCTAGCTCCAAACGGAACATTAACAGCTATAGACGGTGGCTCTGGATCATCTTATTCATTAGGTATTGCATCAAACGTAGCGTTACCTGGTACTGCTGGTGCAGTTCTTCCAACAGGAACTACAGCTCAACGTGGCGGTACAAACGGACAAATTCGTTATAACTCAGATGTAGGTATATTTGAAGGCCAAGCAAACGGCGGATGGATTACATTAGGTAACCCAAATGCATCTTCTATTAATATTACAGCAAGCACTGGTATCACATTAACACCAAATCCAATTACACAATCTGGAACGGTTGCTATTTCAAATACTGGAGTTACACCTGGATCATATGGATCAGGTACAGCTATTCCAACATTTACTGTTAACGCACAAGGTCAACTCACAGCAGCTGGATCAGTTTCTGTAAGCTTCTTAAACTACTTAGGTACATGGAACGCTTCAACTAATACACCAACGCTTACATCAGGCACAGGCGTTAAAAACTCATACTATGTAGTATCAGTTGCTGGTACGACAACACTTGATGGCATTTCATTATGGTCAGTAGGTGATTGGGCCATCTTTAATGGCACTGTATGGGAAAAAGTAAACGGTTCATCATCCGAAGCATTCAATACAATTACTTTAGTAGGTGCTATATCAGCATCATCTAACATAGGTGCATTATCTTACGGAACTTTAAGTTATTCAGATACAAACATATTTGCATCTTTTGCTAACAGTGTTAATGCATACAATCAAATCGTATTACAAAACAAGAGTAACGGCGCATCAGCTTCTACAAACTTTAATATTTCTAACGATCAAGCATCAGCAACTACTAACTATGGTGAGTTTGGTATTAACTCATCAGGATTTAGTGGAACAGGCGCATTTAACACAGCAGGTAGCGTATATCTAGCTGCAGCTTCTACAGATTTAGCAATAGGTACTTATGGCTCTAACGCTATCCACTTTGTTGTAAATAGTGGTGCTACAGACGCTATGACCATTAATACTTCTAATGCAGTAGCATTTAATGGATTATACGGAACATCTGGACAAGTATTAACATCAGGCGGATCAACAGGAACACCTACATGGGTATCTCAAAGCTCTCTTGGCGTAACAATTACAGTTGGCACTACACCTGTAGCAAGCGGAACTTCTGGTTACATACTTTATAATAATGCAGGAGTATTAGGTAACTTATCAACAACAGGAACTGCTGGATCCGTAGTTTTATCTAACTCTCCAACAATTGCTACACCTACATTCTCAACATCTGCTACAACACCATTGCTTCTTGGTGGAACAACTGCTACATCATCATTAACATTACAATCAACATCTGGCACTGGTACAACAGATTCAATTCTATTTAAAGTTGGCACGAATGGATCATTAACACCATTATCAATCAATGATGCTTCTGGTTCACCTAACTTAACTATAGCATCAAGCACAAAAATAATTGGTGACTTTAGCAACACTACATTAACAAGCAGAACTGTATTTACATCATCAGCTACTAATAGTAATCCTGGTATTTATGTTATTCCAAACGGAACTGCAACAGCTGCTTCATGGCAGGCCGCTAATAATTCAACAATAACCAATGCATCTAAGATTCTTATTGCTACTAATGGAACTACCGATGTTCAATTAGTTTCAGGTGTTAATGGAACTGGTAGCTACTTACCATTATCTTTCTATAATGGCGGCTCACAACTCATGCAGTTGGGTACTTCAGCAACATCAACTAACTTTGCAATTGGTTTAAGCACATCACCATCAACATCTATTAACTTACTTGTAGGTGGATCAGGATCTATTACAGGTGCTACAACGGCATGGGCAAGCTTATTTAATGGAACTATTGCATCAACCGTAACTGCTTTTGCAGGAGCCGTAGAATCACAAGTTTCTGCATCAGCTGCATCATTTACATTATCACAATTAGCTCATTTCTATGCTAACCCTAACGCAGGTGGTTCTGGATCAACAGTTACTTCACAATACGGATTCTTTGCTGAATCAACCATTGGTACACAAGGTGGCGCAACAGTAACCAATGCTTATGGCTTCTATAGCAATATAGCTTCAGGAACTAATAAATACGGATTCTATAATGCTGGTAATGCGGCCAATAACTTAGGCACTGGATCTACATCTATTGGAACATTAACATTATCAAATGCTTTAGGTGTAACTTATGGTGGCACTGGAACTTCAACTGCTCCTACTGTAGGTGCTATTCCTTATGGCGCAAGCACAACGGCCTTAGCTTATTTAGCAGGTAATACAACCACAACACCACAGTTCTTAACATCAACTGGCACAGGTTCTGCTGCACAAGCACCAACATTAACAAGCTCTACTGGATCAGGTAACGTAGTATTAGCAACGTCACCAACAATTACTGGTACACCTTCTATCGGTACAGCAGGTAGCACTACAACATTATTAGGTAATATTTCAGCAACTACTGCATCACAAACTGTAACTATTACACCATCTGGTTTAGTAACAATATCACCTACTGGTGGTTTAACAATTTCACCTACAACAGTTGCTGGTACTATTAACAATACTTCAATTGGTGTTACAACGGCAGCAGCTGGTAACTTTACAACAATAGGTGCTTCATCTACTGGCACTGGTGCATTTACTACATTAACAGCTTCTACATCAGTATCAACGCCAGCTATGGCTTCTGGTAGCGTATTGCAAATATCAGCTGGTAAAACAGCAGTTACTTCCCTTACATTATCAGGTACAGCTCAATCATTTGGTACATCACTTGCTGGTCAAACATTAACCACTGGCCAAGTTTATCGTGTAAGAGCATTTGGTACATTAGCAGCTATTTCTTCAGCTAACACACGTCAAGTTCAAATAACATGCTACTGGGGAGCTACAGCATTAACTTCAATTACTTCTGGTAGCGTTTTAGCTTCAACAGCACAAACAACTAACTGGAACGTTGAATTTATTTTAACTGCTTCATCTTCAACTGCTATTTGGACAACTGGTCAATTATATGCAACATTCCAAACATCTGGCACAACTAACGCATTAGTGCCTTATGCTGCAACACCTGCATCTACAACAGGTTTAACATCTGCATCAACATTGATCATACAAGCTATATCTTCAGGTACAGCAACATCTGATGTACTTAACGTTCAATCAGTAACTATAGAAAGACTCGTATAACATGGCACAAACTGGATATACACCAATACTACTTTATTACAGCACATCAGCTGGAGTAACTCCTTCCGCTTCTAACTTGGCTAATGGTGAGTTAGCTCTTAATGTTACTGACGGAAAACTTTTCTTTAATCAAGGCGGAACAGTACAAACATTAGCAAGTACTGCAACTACCGATCCAACTAATGTAAATATTACTGGCGGTAAAATTAATGGCACAAGCATTGGCTATACAACACAATCTGGTGGCGTATTTAATGCGCTTGTAGATACTGCATTAACGCAAAACCAAGTTCTTTATACTGGTTATGCTGGCCTATTATCTGGAAGCTCTGCATTTACATTTAATCCAACAACCAATATAACAACGCATACTGGATCTATTTCTGTAGGCGCTGACTCTCAATTTACATCCACTGGATCATTACAAATTCCAACTGGAACAACATCACAACGTCCAAGCCCAATATCTAATGCTGGTTTAATACGTTTTAATACTACTTTATTTACGTTTGAAGGTTTTGCATCAACCGCAACAAACGCAATTACAGCATCTATCAGTAACGGTTCAGGCCAAGCTGGTACAACACTTAACGTATCTTCAGTTACATCATCAACACTTGCCGTAGGCCAATACATTACAGGCACAGTAGGCGGTACTTCATTTACTGGCGCTATTTCAGGAACAACACTAACTGTAAGCGCAGTGGCTTCTGGATCATTGGCAGTAGGAACAATCGTGTCTGGATCATCTACTGCATCAGTTGCAGGTTATATTAGTAATGGCACATCAGGAACGGCTGGAACTGTATTAACAGTAACATCAGTTACTTCAGGTGCTTTAGCTGTAGGAACTTATATTACAGGCACAGGCGTAAGCGTAGGCACACAAATTACTGCATTAGGAACTGGTACAGGCGGCACAGGAACATACACTGTAAACGTATCTCAAGTAGTAGGCACATCAGGCACTCCTGTAACATTTACTGGAACATCTATTGTTGCCACTAATACAACAATTACAGCGCTTGGAACAGGAACTGGCCAAACAGGTACATATACTGTAAATACATCACAATATATTCCATCAACATCAAGTTTATCTGGATCTATACAAATAGCATCTGGAACGCAAATTACAGCGCTAGGCACAGGTACAGGTGGCACAGGTACTTATACAGTTAATAACTCACAATTAGTTCCAAACGGTTCATTAACATCAGTGACTGGTATTTGGGGATCAATTGGTGGTGGTGCTACAGGCTCAGGCGGTGATACTGTGTTCTACATTAACAGTAATACGATTACAACATCGTATACATTGCCAACTGGTAAAAATGCAATGTCTACTGGCCCAATTACATTGAACGCTTCACAAACAGTTACAATACCTTCTGGTCAACGTTACGTAGTTCTATAGGATAAAACATGGCAGCGATTATTAATGCAAACTCAACTGGACTTATATATACACCTGATAACTCTGGAACATTACAGTTACAAACAGGCGGTACAACAGCATTAACTATTAACTCATCACAGTTAGTAACCTTTGCTAATCCTCCAGCAATTACAGGCGCTGTTACTTTAGGTACATCACTTACAACTCCAATATTAACATCTACTGGATCGCTTACATTACAGTCTGGAAGCACTAACGCATTAGTATTAGATACATCACAAAACTTACAGTTTAATAGTGGCTTTGGCTCTGTTGCTACAGCTTACGGTTGCCGCGCATGGTGTAATCTTACATGGAACGGAACTACATTAACAATTCGTGGTAGTGGTGGCGTATCTTCTGTATCACGTATATCTACTGGCGTATATCAAATTAACTTTTCAACAACTATGCCAGATGCTAACTATTGCGTAGTTGGAACATCTGCTCAATATAACGCATCAGCTGCTATACCCGCTAATGTTTTATGTGAATATTTATCGGCATCTAATACATTTGCTTATAAAACAACAACAGGTGTTCAAGTATATAACGGTGATAATAATACTGATGCAGCCGAAGACTCATTTTCATGTAATGTAGCTATATTTAGGTAAACATCATGGCATCCATAATTAACGCCAGTAAAAATAGCGGAATTGTAAGTAGCTCTGATGGAACAAATGCTTTACAGTTGCAAACATATAATGTCCCAGCAATTTCTGTTAACTCATCACAAGTGGCCACAATTAGCGGACCAGTATCAAGTACAACATTAGGCACTGGAATTACAAGTTTTCAAACGCCATTGGTTACAACATCTGGAACATTAACATTACAGTCAAACTCAACTGCTGGATTAACATTAGATACATTTCAAACTTTAAGGTTTAATAGCGGTTTTGGATCTAACGCTATTGCTTTTGGATGTCGTGCTTGGGTAAATTTTGGATATAACGGAACTAATATTGTTGTTAGAGGAAGTGGAAATATAGCTTCTGTAACAAGGATTTCTGGACAAGCAACAGGAGTATTTCAAATAGCTTTTATTAATCCAATGCCAGATGCTTTATATTCAATTGTGGGAAGCGCTTGTGTCTATAGTGCTGGTTTTGGAGTTTCTTCAGCTCTCATTGTTAGTGAATGGCAACCTGGATCTCAAGAAGTTATAAGAACAAACACATTTATTCAAATAGCCACAATTGATAATTCTAGCGACACTTTATTTGATCCATGGTCATGTAACATTGCAATTTTTAGATAAGGAAAAAATATGAGTAAATTAGCAAGTGCTTTAGGTAGCAAATACGAACAAAATAAATTATCTATTTTAACTAGATCATTTGAATTAGGAAATCATACATTTAAAGTTAGAGTTCCTAGTGT